CACGGCAAGGTACAAGGTAGTTCCAGTCTCGTAGTCAAAGCCTTTTATTGTCCCGAAGTTGCATGCTGTGGAGTCAATGCTTCCGCGTGTCGGGCTGAATGGCGATGCGATAAACCCAATCCCGCCCAAGCTGGCTCCGGCGGTGACGTTGTATGACTGAGGGGCGGGCCCGGCGTTGACGCTGCTCAGCGTGACGAAGCGCGGGACTGGCATGATGTATGGACTAATGGTCAGGGTCAGCGGTGTTCCGCCTACCGTGTACTGACCAGCTGCGACGAGCTCGGTGTTTGTGCCGGAGCCAAAGGTCGCGATGCTGAAGTCAATGCCACCGACAGCCGTGCCACCGCTGAAGTAGACGTAGTCCCCGGTGATGGCGCCGTTATTGTAGTCGACCACCGTGACGAGCTGCGAGCCGTTGACAGTCGAGAATGCTGCGGTGAGCGTGGCCTGCCGGCGCTGCGGAGTGATGTCATACACCGCATAGTTGTTCAGCACGTAGATCTTGTAGCCACTACCAAAGGCCTCAAGCTCCTGGCCGTTGAGCGCGGTCCACTTTTTCAGGTTGCGCGGGACACCTATGATGTTTCCGGACAGTGGGTCTGGGGTATAGGACATGCCAGTCCATCCGCCCAGCTTCTGTGACTGACCGTTGTGGAAGCGGACATAGTCACCGTCCTTCCATCGCCCCTGGCCTATCCGGTTGTACTGCTCGACCGTAGTTTGATAGACGAGACCGCGCGCAGTCTGTTCGGTGAACAGGCCAGGCGGGATCTTAAGCGTGAATACTTCTATCTCTTTTTGGTCTTGCACAGGTCACCCGCTTAGGTCGTCCCTGCGATGTCTCCGGCGAGCGGCGTGTTGATGATGCCGCCGTTCGGTGCTACTGCCGCGCCGGCTGCCCCACCGACTCCGGCGTAATGGGTTACGTGCCCGCCGACGTGTGTTGGCTGCGTTGGCGTTACTCCGACCACTCCCCAGTTGCCGCCAGCTCCGCCGGCCAATGCGCCGGATCCAGATTGAGACCCAGCTGATCCTGCGGCAGATGAGTTTGGGGCCACGTTGCCGTTGCCGCCAGGCACACCCAAGACTACGCCTGCAGACTGACCGCCCTGAAACGCTTTACCGCCATTTCCGGCACCAGCGCCGCCCCCACCGCCGCCAGACGCGCACTGCGTGCCGTTGCCGGTTGCAGTGTCGTATCCACCGCCACCGCCACCACCGCCGCCGCCCCATATGTGGCCGCTGTTGTAGATGTTGAGCGTACCGCCGTTAGGTCCATTGATTGCCGCGCCTCCAGCCTGACCAGCTGAAGATGGCGCAGGGTTCGCAGTGTCGCCGCTACCGAAGCCGAAGCCTGCGTCGCCGACCCAGAATATTCCCGGGCCACCGTCGCCACCCATGCCGACGATATATCCAAAGTTATATAAATTGACGACCGATCCGGCGGGCAGGCCGGAGCAATCCAGGCCGAAGTCGAGAACGTTGTCGCCGCTCAGTATCACGCCGCCGTTGACCGTGACGTTGACCACCACGGCGCCGCTGACAGAGCCGATGAGGCCAAACACGCTGACGTTGTGCGCGCTCTGACTGATCTTGATGTTGTACGTTCCGCCGCCCGTCGCGCCATAATCAGACTCGACACTTCCCAGCCACTGCATCGTGCCACCGACGTTGGTGTACAGGAGTGTGACCAGGTCCGATGCGTTCGGCGTAATAGACCACGTTGGCACCGTGCCATTGGGCCAGAGGATGCCTGAGGGCCACGTTGGCACCATGCCGCCGGAACCATTCTGGGTAACCGCTACCTGAATCACTTGCCCCGCGAGCTGTCCGCTCGGGCCAGAGTTGGCAAAGGCAAACGAGACAGCAGTTGCGCTGGCAGGCGCATTGAGATAGAACTCGTTCGACAGGGCTGTGTCGATGGTCCCGGTATAAGCTGGTCCGCCGCCAGTCAACACGACTGACAGTGGCGTCCAAGCCGTGCCTGCGGTGAATGCACTGTATTTATTCAGCTGCGCGTATTCACCTGGAGGCTGCGCGGCGTACACGTTCGTGCCGTCGCTATAGACGAGATTAGCAACGCCATTGCCACCATTGGTCGTAGGGCCAGACAGCGCCACAACCGCGCCTATTGGCGCCCCCGCGCCGGCCTGGACTGTCAGCAAATAGTCGCCAGCGCCAGTGCCTGAGTTCGTGACATCGTTGAAGAAGACATACAGCCTGGGATAGCCTACCGGCAGCTCGATTGCTACAGGGGCTGATAGTGTGCCGGTGACGGAGATTGCCAAACTACGCGCCTGGCATGTGGCAGCCCTCAGCATGGTCAGCTGATAGTTGGCGTTGGACACGGCAATGGTCGTCACCTGACTCATGGCCTGATCGATCAGGTTGAGATTGGTGTTGGTCAGGTCGCCCCAAGTGTTGGGGTGGCTACCGTCCTGCATCAAAAGCAGTTGGCTGAAAGTACTATAGGTGTCCGCCATGGCTTATTGTCCTTGTGCTTGTGCCGTCTGTGGCGGCACTGGTAGCGGGACCGCGCCAGGCGCCCCCACATTCTGTCTGCCAGAGTACAGTGAGTCAAAGTCGTTCCGTTTGAGCGACCGTGTGATCATCTGGGCGTATGGCAGCCGTACATCTATCATAGCATCTGCCGCCTTGGCAGCGGTCCATCGCTTATTGAACTGACAGGCCTCACTCATGCAGCACCAGAAGAGAAGATCGCCGAAGCGAGTGGACAGCCAGGTCGAGCTGGCCTGACTCCAGCCTACACTGACGTAGTTGGTCCCGTCTGTCTTGTCCGGGGTGATGCTCGTGATCGAGCTGTAGAACCCAACACTGTTGACGCTGCCGCCGTTCGGACCGACAAAGGTCTCTTGCTGCGCGTTGCCGTTGGTATCGAGGCCGACCACGGTGAAGCTGATGGCGCTCATATCGCCGGCCGAGTACAGCCATACCTGGGAAGGCGGGAGCGCCGGGTAGTGCAGTGCGTAGACGAACGGCGACGTGGTCAGCGTCAGCGGGGTTGCTGCGGCAGTGTTCGCAGCCGCCACGATGCCCGCCAGGTTCGTGTCCAGGCTCGGGCTGTCGCCCAGCAGTGTGGGGTTGAAGATGCCGCGCACCGCGATGCTGTAGGAGCCCGTAGACAATGGCGCGGTGATCCAATCGCCAGTGTCATACTCTGCGTAATACTTGGGCGTGCCAGTGCCGCCGGCCGCATCGATCAGGTACTGCTCGACAAACTCATAGGTCCGCTTGTTCAGGATGCCTACAGTCTGCCCGCTGGCCGTGATCATTACGGTGCGGTCGCGGATCATGCTGGCAGGCTTGGCCACCACGCCAGTGCTGCTGCTGATCGAACCGCCGGCAACCGTTGGGTCGAGGTTGTCCAGGTCGAGCAAGTGGTACAGACGCAGCTCGCCCTTCTGGATGATGTCTGGCATGTTGGTCTGGAAGTCTGTGGCGTTGTTCTCTGCCCATGCCTGAAGCGCCGCGCTGAGTGTGCCGTAGCTGTAACTTATGCTCATGGTACCACCACTGAATTGGAATATGCGCTGTAGCCGCCCTCTTGAGCGTGCGCCTGGACGACGAGCACTGTGCCTGACGGCGCTGTGATTGCCACGGGGAATGGGAACTTCGTCAGGATCAGGTTGCCGGCGAAGCTCACGCGGTACGTGTCGGGAACGAATATTGTTTCAATCGCGGTGTAGACCCCGGCCAGGAGGCTTGACACGACATAGTAGTTCGTAAAGGCGATATTGTTGCTGGTCTCGTTCCACTGTAGCCCGCCGCTAACAAGCGCAAGCGTCGGCGCAGGCGGTGCCAGGCGATCATCCGGCGCCGGCCGGAAGTGAGGGATGCCGTCAGCGCGCATCGGCGGCGGTAGCAACTGAGGGTGATACGGCTCATACCAGTCCTTGTCCACAATGAGGCCCTTGACCTGACCGTCTTCCACGAGCGATTCTCTTTTACATTTCTTGCCGGACCGTTGGCAGATGCCTACCTGTCCGCGACCGAGATAGCGCGCCATTACGCACCCCGAAGGATCATGCGGTCGAGTTCAATCTTTGCCTCAGTCAGCAGCTTATGGAACACTGCGCGCGGTAGCTCGATCAGCGCCGTACGGCCAGGCTGTCTGTCCTCTTGCTCTGCGCGCACAGTGATCTCTACCCGCTTGCCTTCCGCATCGATGCGGATGTAGGCAGGGAACGTGTCACCGATCTCATCGGTGTAACTGGCTAGATTCGTGGGGAATGTTAGCGCCATGATGTCGCGCTCCGGGGGTCGACGCGGAAGCGTGATGGGCCGCGCTCGCGTCCGCCGCTAACTGCCTGCTGCCAGGCAAGCTCCGCCAGGCCCTTCTTCTCGGCAAACAGGCTGGGCTGATACTTCTCGGCGAGCCGTGCTGTCAGCCCGGCGTTGAACGCTTCCATCCATTCGTACTTGACTGGCGCAAGGTTCGCCAGACCGCCCACGTCCTGTATGCGCTGGAATGTCCACGCGCGGATGGTGAACACCTGGGCCGGGTCAGGCATCGGCCATAGCTGCATGTAGTTGCCGGCAATGGTCAGGTCCGACGTGTCCCAGAAATAACGGTCTGGACGGCCGACGTTTTTCTTGTAGGGGATGACTTCGTAGTCAGCGCGGCCCAGACGGATCATGGGCACGCTGAAGCCGCTGCGCGTATCAGTCGGTGAGTAGTTCGTGATGCAGACAGACGTGAAGACCTGCAGCGTGTTGGGCCCGAATAAGGTGCCAGGTATGACGCCCGTCATGCTGATGTTGGGGATTGTGCTCAGCGGTATGACCGCGAGCTGAAGCTGGAACTGGTTCTGTCCCTTGTTGTTCCACTCGACCATGAGCAGATTGGCGCTGCGCTCAGCGTCCACGATCTTCTGCGTGTCGATCTCATCGCCCCTGATCTGGATGCGCGAGTACGCCTCGGCGACGAAGTCGTCTTCTGCCGGGTTGAAGGCGTAGGTTCCTGTAGCCGTTGGGGTCAGTTCTGCCATGTTCTTGTTCTCGTTGGCTAGACGACCATTATAGCCCAGTCTTCAATTGCCGATGGCGATGTAGTCGATTACGTCACCGCCGGTCCCGGTGATCGTGAATGAGGTGCCGCTGGTTTGGGTGACCCTTACGCTGTGGTTAGCCGAGGTGTCGGCGCAGGCCACTACGTAGGAAGCGGATGACGTAAAGGCCGCGAGCCCTGACAGGGTGACGACAACGGTGCCGCCAGCGGCAAGTGTGGCCTGGTCCTTGACGATGTGACACGCGGCTTGGCGCGTGCCGGCGCCATTGAAGACAGGCAGGCCAAGCAGCTTGTTGCCCGTGTTTCCTATCAGAAGCTCAGTAGTGTCGGTACACAGATAGTGCTCTCCCGCCGCGAGCGCGGGAGCATTGGCCTTCACTCCACGCAGGACTTGGAGGCCGATATTGCGCGCCACGCGCTACGCCTTAGAACGATCCGCAGTCTACGTTCGTGAGCGCTGAGCCAGCGCCAATCGACGTTG